GGTCCAGCTTGAAAACATTGCATTCTATGTCTTACTATTTCTAACAAATCTGTATCTAAAATACCATGTTGTGAACCTTCTGAATTTCTTGGACCATTTTGAAATTGAATATCTTCTAATACTCCAATAGTGTTATTTCCGCAAGTCCATATAGTTTCTTCTGATTTAGAAACTATATATCTATGATTAGCTCCACCATTACCTTTTTCATCTACTGCATAAACATCATTTAACTTTTCTCTTTTTTGAATTGTTATTAATTTTTCCATATATACCTTTTCTCCTTTTATTTTTGTATTAAAAAAGAAGCTAGATTTTACTCCAACTTCTTAATATTTTTTATAATATAATTTCTTTATTCTTGTCATCAATTCTAATATTTTCTTCTAATATTTCATTTAAATAACCATCATCAATTACTATATAATCACCTTTCCCTAGTTCCTTTTGTTTTAATAAATATTCTATCATGTCATCAATTGTCATTTTTACACCTCTTTTTACAAAAAATTAAAGGATTATTTCACTTAATATAGAATATTTTATTACGTAAGGAGGTGAAATATTCCATGAATGATTTTTTAGAACAAATTTTAAAAGCCCTTGATTGCAATCTATACTACTTAGCATTACAATCAACACTTTCTTTACCTGACATTTGTAGTGCTTTAATTTCTCCAAATGGAATGACATCTGGTAGCCAATATATTAATTGGTACAATACTTATGCAAAAGAACCAGGGTCATTATCAATAAATGGTGAAGATTGTTATAAATTTAGATGTTCAGCAATTCATCAAGGCTCCACTCAACATGCAAGATCATCTTATTCTAGAATATTGTTTATTGAACCATCAAGAGCAAATGGAATTATTATTCATAATACTGTTTTAAACGATGCACTTAATATAGATTTAAGAGTTTTCTGTGAAAATATGGTTCAATCTGTTGTTAAATGGTTAGAACTTGTTAAAGATGATCCTATTTTCTTGAGTAATTATGAAAAATTTATGAAAAGATATCCTAATGGGTTTCCCCCATACATTGTTGGAATATCTATAATAACTTAATTTTAAAAGAGAAAAGTTAAGAAAACTTTTCTCTTTTATTATAATATATTAAATAATATTTATCACTATTAAATAGCTTTAATTTTACGAATAATTTTTATCAATTGCGAATTATACTATTGAATAGCTCTATTTAATCCATCCGCTATAAGTGGTGTCATTATATTGCTTACATAAAATTGATTGGTATGTAGCCCATCAATTTGATACTTACCCCTAGTGTTAATATTTATATCACAAATTGCATATAAATCAATTAAATAAATTCCAAACATTTCAGCAATTTCTCTTATAGCATTAACATAGTCCTTTAATATATATCCTTTACTATTGGGGGTATATTCTAAATTGTAGTGTAAAGGCGTCATTATAACTATTTTCTTATTAGGGTATTTTTTATAAAGTTGCCTAATTAAAGATTTATAACCTCCATAAAAAGTAGTATCTACCTCATCATCTATTGTTCCTAGCTCAACGTTTTTAATAAAATCATTTACTCCACCAAGTACAATATTCACATTTGCATTATTATCCCAAGTTTCAACTCTTGTAGGAGATGACATCGGCTCAAAACTTCCAATAACAGTTCTATCATTTGCTACAGTTGTACCACTTAAACCGTAATTTCTAACTTCTTTTGCCCCTAATAGTGATTTTAGACTAGACGGATAAGGAGACTGCATTCTTGTATCCGATGTTAAAAATCCATATGTTATACTATCACCAATGCAATTAATAATAATGTCTTTAAACTTCATTTTAGTTAAATAAACTTCTTGATTCCTTGAATCATCATCAAATCTAATAAAACTGTTTAAACCATCTAATTCTATCATTATATTTTCTGGCAATATATTTTTCCATACTGTAAATTTGAAGCCTGTTGCATTAGACGGTATATCTATACCATTTATTTCACCACTCCCCCCGCTTACAAATCCTCCGTTAACATCATAGAAGGCATATGTTGAATACATTGTAGTAAAATCATTTTTTATGCAGTTAATTTTTTCATGTCCTTTCACATTTATCATCTCACTAGCATAAAAAATTCCTTCTGCTGTAACATCTATAATTGATCCATTACTTGGACTAACCTGTTTATTTATTATTGCTATATTGGGATTAAATTTATTTCTATTACAATCCGAATAATCAACCTGATTTTCTAATACTTTTTCAATCTTTGGTTTTATATTAGCAACTTCTTCTTCTACTTCTAATATATAAGGTTCTATGTATTCTGTTGCATCTCCTAATTCAAATTGAACTGTATCTACATCAACATTTTTCCATACAGAAACTCTAATAAATCCATCAACTGGTGATATAATATCTGTACCGTTACTATTTCCTCCATTTATAAATTGTTTGTCGTTATTATAAAACGCATATAAAGTATAAGAATTATCTTTAGCTCTATAATTGTATTTACTACCATTTATAACTTCCACATAATCACTAGCATAAAAAGTTCCTTCCACAGAAGGGGTGTTTAGTTTTCCTGTTGTAGAACTAACATACTTACCATATATAGCTTTTTCTTTATCAAATAGATTCCTAGTCTTTTTATAAAAACTGGCTTTACTTTTAATAACTTCTCCATCAACTATATTTTCTTTTAATACACTGTCTTTACCTACAACAGCAGTATTTCCACCAGTGACATTTTCTCTAAAATCTTGTGAAGCCATTGCCCAAGTAACAGATCCGCCTTCTCCTTTGCGAACTGTTTTATCCAATTGTTCGTTAAGTTCTACAATCCCATTTTCAATTTTATTTAAATTAGCAGCACTTACTGGTGTACCTTTTTCAATAACTTGTCCAGTTATAGGATAAAGAGTAATTGTCCCATCAGGATTTTCTACAGATCTATAGGTATTTGGTTTCTCTACAACTCTATCTTTCCAAAGAGTTTTTTTGTATGCCATCTAATCTCCCTCCATCCTTTGTATTTTAATGCCATTTTTTAATTTAACCTCTTTAGTATTAATATCTACACAGTAATTAAATATAGAGTTAAAAACATCCATATTATCAACAATATTTACCACATCATAAATATTGCTCATTATAGATGTTTTTTCTCCAAAAACATCTTCCATAGTTAATGCCTTGGAGCTTGTCTGAACTGGAGAAACTATTTCTCCAGTTTCTTTTATATAAGTTATTACCATCTAATCCCTCCTATAACGTTAAAATATATGATAAAGATATTCTTCCGCATTGGTCATAATATTCTTTATCATCAATGTCAACCCATGTATAATAACTAACAGCAGTAACATCTATTCCAGTATTACCAACATTAAGTTTCTTCAAATAAAATGAACTTAATCTCATTCCATGCCTAGTGTATTCACCATCTAGACTTACAACACTAACTAACGCTTTATATGGTTTATTTTTAAATTCATCAGGTATATTTATTTTTGTTGCAACTCCGCTATCAACCCAAACAGAACCTGTATAAGTTAAATAATTATACTTTTTAGATTCTCCATTTACATATCTCTCTAATCCATCTGCACTAATCTTAGTATAAGAACCATCTTCATGATAATAAATTGAATGAGAATTATTATGTTCTACTTTATCTCCATTTTCGCTACTTCCTATAGTAAAATTTTCACCATCAAACTTATATGTTTTTCCATTTAACTTACCTTTAATAGATAACTCCCATGATTCAGCATTTTGCTTTACTAATACTTCAACATCTTCACCAGTTACTTTTGTTGCAATTTCTTCAGCAGTTTGCTTTACGTAGCTTTCAAACTCTTCATTACTTACTTTTTGTGATACTTCACCAGCAACAACTTTTATTTCAGTTTTAACTTTATCTATTTCAACTGATACATTACCTTTACCAGTGCTTTGTTTTTCTGTATTACTTTTCCCTACAGCTTTATATTGTTCAGTTAACCCACCGGCATATGAAAGAGTTCTACTAGTGATTAAAGTATTTATTAAGCTTCCATTATTTTTTATAGTGATACTATCTCCAGCTTGTAAAGCTGGATTGCCTTGCAATTTAATATCATAAGGAACATAACTTATTTTGCTTAAAATATTATAAATGTTTTGTATTACTGCAGCTGGATTCTGACAAAATAAATTATCAGTAATATAATAAGTGTTTTCTCCATCCCCTAATTCTTCCTTAATACCAGGAATCTCAACTATTACTTTATCTATTTTAGATACTGTAAATGCCTTATTCGAGAATGTAATAAGATTATCTCCAGTAACGGTGTTATAATCATAACTACTTAATTCATCATTTATTATTTCGTCTGTATATAGACTTTCACTAGCATAATTAAAATTACTTTCAACACTAACATCTATATTAAATATTTCTAAATATCCATCTCGTGATATTCTTGCATATCCACCAGCAAGTTCTGCTATATACATTAAGGCTTTTCTTAATGTTACATCTGTTAAATCTGGCTTTATAGATACTAAATAATCACTATTAATAAAAGTGTTTGTTTTTAATTTAACACCAGCTTTATTAGCTATATCTAAAGTTATATCTTTTATAGTTGCAGGAAATTGTAGGTCAGTTATATAATCTTTCTCAAATTTAATCATTCTATCATTAGCATATATTTTTATGCTAAATCTAGTTTTATCTATATCTTCAATTATAAAAAAACCTAATGAAATAAATTCAAAAGTATCAGAATTGGTTTCAACCCCTATCTTTATTTCAAACTCATTTCCTTCTAGAAAATCATCAATAACATCTTGGGTGTTTTCTAACTCTACCTCAACGGATGACATAATTGCAGAGCCAATTGAAAACTCACTTTCCATAAATAAATTTTCATCATAATTTATAGAAATTATTTCACTATCACTATAAGTTTTGTTGTTAATTAATATAGTAGACTTAAGTAATCTAGAAGGTTCTTTAATAGCTCGTTTATACTGACTGCTTACATTTATCAATTACATCACCTCTCAACTAAATTAAATTTAACTCCATTCCATTTAACTACTCCATTTATTGCTGAATAAGCTGGGGATGTTCTATCACCAACATACATTGTTTTGGTTACTACACCTAGTTCAGGATCTGGATAAGTAACTTGAAAAAATACATCTTTAACAGCTTTTAATAAAGTTGAACATTCACTTTGAGATAGTGGCCCCCACTCACAATTTAATTTTCTTTTTACTGCAATTCTATCTCTAATTAATTCTCCATTTGTATTTCTGTTACTTTCTCCATCTAAATCTGAAATTGTAACTTCAAAAGCTTTAGGCGTAGCTATTGCTACGCCATTTATCTTTAACATATAAAATTATCACCTCTATATTCTTATTAAATTAGTTCCAGCTTGTCTTTGTACTTTGTTTATACTGTCTATAACAATCTTACCTAAAGTAGTTTGCCCGACCTGAATAGTAAAATTAATAGGCTGGTCATTGTTATTATTAGTACTTGATTGTGAAGGTAATCTTTCAGCAACCTTATTAGCTAAATCAGTTATCCATCCTGTGTTATTCTCCAAAGGCATTACAGCTTCTTTTCCTGCTTCTCCTACCATTGCTATAGTTGGAGCATCAACAATCCCTCCTTTAGCTAGTTTAGGAATTGTAGGAATATTAATTCCCTTCCCTCCAAGTCCTGGAATCCAGTCTGGAAGTTTTATTTTGTTCAAACCTTTAATCATTGTATTTATTGCATCAATAATAGAGTTAATAGGTTTTTTTGCAATATTCGCTAATCCGTCAAATATACCTTTAAATATATTTTGCACTCCTTGCCAAGCCTTTTGCCAATTCCCAGTAAATACACCAACTATAAAATCAACCAATCCACCAAACATTGTTTTTAAATTATCTAGTATAGGTTTTATATAGTTACCTACATTCCTAAATGCTTGTATAAATTCATTTCCTAACCAATTTACAACAGGTTTTAAACAGGTATTCCATATTCCAACAAGTATTTCACCTATTTTCTCTATTGTAGGTTTCCACGCTTGCCATATTTCACTTAAACCATCAATAATCTTTTTAAGGCATTCTCCTAAAAACTGCACTACTGGTGCTATACAATTAGTCCATAAAGACATTGTTATCTTTACTATATTATCTACAACAGTGCACCAGGCATCCCATAATATAAAAAGTATAGGCTTAAGTATTGTAATTAAAAAATCTCCTACTAGTTTTAATGCTCCCATAATAGATTGAAAATATGGTGTTAATGCACTTACTAAAGCATTCCATCCATCTATTAAAGATTGTCTAAAACTATCACTTGTTTGCCATAAATATAAAAAAGCTGTTGTTATGGCTGCTACTGCACCTGCAATTAATGCTGCTGGCGTCGTTAATGCAAGCCCTGCTAATCCTAAAGCTGTTGGTATTAATTCAATCCATCCAATTACACTTGCTATTGCTCCAGTAATTGCACCCCAATTTCCCGCAATAAAAAAAGCTACTATACCGGAAATTAATCCGCCTATAATAGATAATATAATTTCTTTATGTTTCTTTATAAAATTAGTAATATTTTTGAATACACTTCGTACCTTATCGGCAAAGGCTTCTACTTTTCCAGTTAAAGAATCCAATGAGCTTTCTTGCTGAGAAAAATCCCAGTTATCCATTCCGATATCACCTACCCCTGATACTCCTCCGGAACCACTGCCGCTATCACCATCCGAACCAGTTGAACTAATAGTGTTTATTTCATCAATTCCCATTAAACCTTTAATTTCTTTTGCCGCTTTCTTTGCTGCACCTCCAACACCACTAGTTGAATTACTTAAATTATCCATGGCTGTAGTTGCACTTGACACATCCGAAGTTACAGATCCTATACCTGAAGTTGAATCACTTTTTACACCAAATAACCGTTTCATAAATGCGCTAAATACATTTGCCAGTTGAACTAACTTTCCCATAACTGTATTTATCACTTTAATTACTGGAGTTAATGCTGCAATAAATCCTTGCCCTAAGCTTGCTCTTAAGCTATCAAATTGTAATTTTAATATCCTTACTTGATTGGCCCATGAATCACTTGTCCTAGCAAAATCACCTTGCGCCAATGCTAATTGCTGTTGAACAAATGCATATCTTAAAGCAACTTTTTCTTGTTCTGTCATAGCACTAGTTGTTTTACCATACCCATTGGCTAATGCATATTGATCTAATGCTGTTTGAGTCATTACTATTCCTAAATCTTTTAATGTTTCGGTTTCCCCAGAAAATACAGATTTTAGTTTTGTATATGCTTCATCTTGTGTAATATTATAAAAAGAAGCTACATCTCCAGCTAATCCAGTAAGTGTTGTTGACATTGCATAAGCTTCATTTTCTGCAAATCCAAAAGCTTTTGCCATTGCTCCAAATGTTCCAGTATACTTTTTAGCCATTGTTTCACTTAAACCAAATTGAAAAACTGCATTTTGAGCAAAATTATTTACTTGCTCATTCATTTTACTAAAAGTAACATCAACTACATTTTGTACTTCGGCTAAATCACTTCCTAAATCAAGACATGCAGATGTAAATTCAGTTATTTTTTTTATTGCAAATGCTCCAGCTAACACCTTACCAGCTTTACTTGCTATATTAGTTATTCCTCTCATTTGCCTATCAAATTGATTTTGGTTGACAACCAAATCTAAACCAATTTGACCTACACTTTCTGCTGACATATCTCACCTCCCTAATGAAAAATAAAAACACCTAGAATAAACTAGGTGCTTACTTACTGTTAGCCATTGAGATAAACATATTTTTAAATGCATTCATCGCATCGTCATAACTTTCTTTATCAATATTTTTAGATTGTCTTCTTTTCCAATCACTTTGTATTCTTTTTTGCTCCTTAGTAAATCTTTTTATTACATCCTTATCCTTTTCTGCCCTAATAGAAATGATCTGTCCTAATGGTGTATCTGGCATAAGTCCACTAAGTAAAGTTGCAAATTCACTCCATGTCATATCCTGTTCATTTCTCAACCTTATTCCATATTGCTTTGCAAAACTTGCTTCTATTAAATCATAATCATCCAGTAGATCATACCAATATTCTTCTTTCTCTTTAGCTGGGTGTATTAAAGTTCTTTTCTACTTCATCATAAGTTTGACCTGATACTGCTGCCATTACTCCAATAAATAAAATCTTATAATCGCTAAATGGCATTTCCATAGATTCAATTTCCTTAAAAGCTTTTTCTCCTAAAGTTAATCTAATTACATAATCCATAGATTCAACTTCATTTTCTCCACTTCTCATTTGCTGATCTATTAATAACATTGTATTTTTACTATTATTAACTTTATATTCCTTACCCTCTGCAATTTTTAAAATTGGCTTTTCATTACTTAATTTTTTTGAAATATCTATCATCCCCATTTTTTATTCCTCCTCACTAATCGTTGGTTTACCATTTGAAAGTACTTCAAACTCTAATGCTCCAACATTTGTTGAATCTCCAGAACCTACATTTGTAACATTAACTATACAGTCAAATGCTACTTTTGTTCCATCTGGGAATATCCATTCAAATTTACTTTCTAATTCTTGTGCATTTTTAAATAATAATCCTGCTACATAATCATTTCCTGGATCTCCCACACATCTTTTACCACTTAATGAAATAGAGAACCCTTTTCCTGTTGACATTCTTCTAGTCCATCCTTCTTGATCTAAAGCTGACCATTCTTCAATATTATTGTCCATAGATAATGAGAATGTTTCTAAGTCTTTAATAGTTACCATATCTTCCGCTGAAGTACTAGCAGAACCCTTTTTGCCTATTTTAAATTTATTTTGGTGTACTGGATAAACACCACTTGTTACCGCAGCCATTATCTTTCATTCCTTTCATAATAAAATTCTAAATCTATAACTCTTTCATATACGTTCTTTTCATCTGTTCCTATATCAATAGGCTCATTTGTTATTAACTTAATCATCTTGATTCTATGATTATTAATAACTACGCTATTTTGTTTTAATAACTCTTGATATAACTTATACGAAAACTCTTCTGTTTCCCTTGCATTTAAATTCCAATGTATAAGTATAGTAATTGCCTTTACTTCATAAGAAGAGTTTTCACGACCTCCTAGAGTTATTCTAGGAGATATAGTATTTTTACCTTGATATACTCCGATTGATTTATCATTCTTATTGTCAAGCTTTCCTATATAGTAATTATCAGCCTTATTATTAAGAGTTTTTAACCAATCTCTTATATCTGCTAACCCTAACATTAAACTCCTCCCAATCTTTTATAAAATTCTTTAAAAGTCTTTATACAAAAGTCTTTTTTCTTTCCATCAATCCAATCTTCATACCACTTTCCTTTAGCATTTTTATTTTCACTAATATTAAAGTTGTATTCAGGATGATAGTAAAGCCTTCTTGCATATGGAGTTGATGAAACTAAAGTAACTGTTCCTTTTGAACTATTAGAATAATCAACAAAGGTACTTTCATTTTGCAAAGTACCTCCTTGATATATAGTCCTTGTTTTAGCCTTACCCTTATACTCTCTGCCAGTTTTAGCAAATTGACCTCTAACTCCATATTCCTTATAAGTTTCTTTCTTTGTTTCTCCAAATGGAATTACCTGTGCTTGTACTACTTCCGTATGTAAAGCTTCCGCTGTCATCTCTAATGCTTGTATTTGTGCTTGTGTTAATTGTTTAATTCTTTGTTGATTTATTATTATAGTACTTGTCACTCTTGCCATAACTTAAATCAACTCCAACTTAGTATAATTAACTGTTCCATCTGGATTACGTGCTTTTTCACCTTTATATATATTTCTTTTACCCTCAAAGACTTTGACTTCTCCATCAGATATAACAGAAATATCAGGAGCAATATCTCCTGGTATCAAGACAGTTCCTTCTATTCTAATAAGTTTCTGTTCTGCTGTTAAAACCGTTTTAGCCTTATCTTGATAATTACATTTAGTATCAATTTCAATAGCCTTTAAAGGCTCACCATCTTCACTTATTCCTTCTTGAAAAATAGTAACTTTAATCGGAGTTTTACAAAACTTTTTAGGTACTAAACATGGATATTTCATAATTAAAACCTCCTAAAGCTTAATGTGCACAATCCAGTTTGTTTTAATGTTTCATGTAGTTCTGTTGGTATTGCTACACCTTTTATTAATTGTACATTCCAACTACTACCAAAGTTCATTGATACTCCATTAATACTATAACTAGATAATACATTTTCAATAAGCTCTGCATTTTCATATTCAAACTCTGCAAGTTCACAAGTTACTTCTTTAATAATATCCTTTTGAAAATCTGTTAAATTTTCAAATCCTAAACCATTAACTCTATTGAAAGTTAATGTATCAATATGCCTACTTGCCTTTCTCAATGATTTATCTATATCATTCTCATCTATCATATTCCCCTTAAATACATCTATGTAATATGACTTATCTACATATGACATATAATCACATCCTTAAATTAAAAGAAGGATACTATTAAGCACTCTTCTTTAACTCTTTATTTTCTTCTTTTAATTTTTTATTTTCCTTTTCTAACTTTAAAGCCCTTTCCTCTAAAGTTTTATACTCTTCATATGAAACTGATTTACCAGCTCCATACTCTATTATGTTTCCTGCATCATCTGTTATGTCATAACCTTGTGCTTGATACATAGCTTTTTGTGTTTCATCTATTGTATAAACCTTATTTCCTTTTGTTGCCTTCATATATTATTCCTCCTAATCTTCTGCTTCTGCATTAATAGCAATACCACAAGCTTTATTTTTAATTAAGAATGTATCACCATATTCTCTAGTTTGATATACATACTTATCTGCTGTTCTTGAATCTGTACCTGGAGTAAATAACTTCATATATGCATATTTACTTCTAGTTACTTGGCATGATGGATGAATTAGTATCATATATATTTGCTTTGCATCACCTGCAGCAACACATCCATTAGTGAAATTATACTTAGTCTTCATTCTACCAGATGGAACTTTTACTATAGTTACATCATCTAAAGAGTAAACTCTTCTATCAATTTTCCCATTATTTGAATTAACATCAATATTTCTTGTTAATCCTTCTGCTTGTTTAAGCATCTTGTGAATTGATGGAATAACATAAAGTATTCTTCCTTCACTCGGAACTCCTGCATCATCCATTTTCTCCATTTGGTCATCAAACCAGTCTAAAATATTAGCTGTAGTTAATGTTGTAGTAGTATCTATTATTGCTCCATTTTCAGTGTAAGTCTTGGCTTCTGAATATAACTTAGAATATCTATAAGAATCTCTTTCCGGAATAGCTTGTTCTGTTTCAAATACATTTTGAACATTTGCTACTTCTATAACCAAATTAGTTTCATCTATATCCATTGGATCTAAAGCAAATTCTATATCTCTATCATGGGCTAATTTCTTTGGTTCCCATTCATTAGATATGCTTCCAGTATTAAATCCCATATTACTTCTATTGTGGTCCTTATATCCACTTACTGTGATATTAGGTAATTTAATAGTTTGTGCATTAATAAATTTTACCTGTGGATTAGATTGTTCTAATGCATAAGATGTTAACTCCTTTGCATATTTTTGTTGTAATGCTTGTTCAAATTGTTCAGCGTAACTGTATACTGCCATAATTTCATCTCCATTTCTTATTTTTAATCAATTATTTAATTCCAAATGCTCTTGCTATTGCATCATTTGGATTTACTTTTTGCTTTTTATTATTGGCTCCAATTATAAAACCATTTTGGTTTTGTTCTTGTTGTTCTTTTTCTCCTTTAAAAGAAGGGTATTTTTCTAATACCTTATCTATAGCCTGTTCCATTGTTAAATCATCATTGACCATAGCTTTAGCTAATATAACTACATCATCTATAGAAGTTGCTACAACCCCTTTAGATAAACAAGTTACTTTTGTTTCAGCTAATAAAGCTCTTTCTTCTGCTGCAACTCTTGCTGTTTCAGCATTAGTTAAAGCTTCATTTTTCTTTTCTTCTTCTGTTTTTTGACTTTCTTGCCATTGCTTAAAAGCTTCTAACTCTTCCTTAGATGGTTGGTCTTTCTTTGCCCTAGCAACTCTTTCCTTTACTATTTTGTCTAACTCCTCTTGAGTAAAAGTTTTAGCTTCTTCGCCTTTTCCTTCCCCAGCTTCTGGATCACCTTCATCTCCTGATGGATTTCCTTCTCCAGCAATCCCAGCTCCTCCATCTGCTTGAAGTAATCTTCCCATTCCTATTCTTTTTCTTAAATTACAACTTGTTATAAACATAACTTCCCTCCATTTATAGTCTGTAGACTGTTATTTCCTTACGCAGTTTTAAGCCTTAAGCAAGTTTTGGGCATAATAAAAAGCCTTAGTTTCCTAAGACTTAATTATTTTTTTCAATTTTATAATTTTCCCACTTCTTATAAGCATCTACATACATTTCTTTTTTATCTCCATTGTATGTGCACTCATAATACATTCCATCAAATAAAGTAGTACTAAGTAGTGCTTTATTATTTTGCAGTATTTTACAACTCCATACCATAAATACATTGTCTGTTGTAATTTGCTTTTTATCTGTTTTATCTAAATGTCTATTGGTATAATCACATACCTCTTGTTTGCACCATTCTAAAAATTCTTTTTCATTCATTACTTATTTACCTCCAATTCTATATTTTCTATTTCAGCTCTTTCTTTTAAATATTGAGCATACATTTCCATTGCTTTTAATTGACCATTCAATAAATAATAACTACAAAATGGTTTAAATGTTAAAGTACCCGCCTTATATTTCTTAAGCATATTTCTTAATCCATTTATTCTTATTTTTAATTGTAAATACTCTGCTCTAAACCTTTCTTTATAATCTGCACTCCCCATCATCTCAATGGTATCTTTTAATTCCATATTTTCAATCCCTCCTTAATTTTAAGCATAATAAAAGCACCTACTTATGTAAGTGCTAATTATCTTTTCTTTTTCCAAATTTCTTTTTTATTCTTATACTTCATCTTGTTTTCATTATCAAAACTTCTATTTTCAAGATTAGTGTATTTTTTAACTTGTCTTTCTATATAATTTTTCCACTGTTGCTCATTGTATAGTCTTATATTTTCTTCTTGTTGCTCTTTAGTAGTTCTTTTAGGTTTAGAAGTTATTCCCTCAAAATATGTTGTATGACTATCTCTACAATTAGGGTGATATAATCCTTTTTCTATAGCTGAACTAAGTAATGGATATGGTCCATCTTTAGAACTTCCACCACTCCATACATCATCAATATATATTTTACCTTGATGTGGTGTACATTTAGGGCAACCTCCACCTCTACTTATCACTATAACTGTACTTATTCCCCACTCTTTTCTCTTATCTCCTTCCCCTTGAAGGTAAGCTCTTTTATTTGATGTTCTAATAGCCATATCAACATAACTTACAACATTAACTCTAGCACCATTTTTATATTCTATACAATTAATACCGTTGGCCATAAAATCCCTACTCGCCATATCAATAGCTTTTTCTATAGTTCCAGCACCAGTATTAGCATATACTTGAGCGTTAAATATTATTTTTCTATATTGATCATTAGCCATTCTCAACATTGCTAATTGCGCTTTCTTGAAATCTTTCTTAGTAGCTTTAATTAATGCATTAAGTTTTCTATCATTTATTCTAAAAAACTTAGCATTTAAAGTAATATTCTTTTTCTTTCTTTTTTTGAATATATATCCTTCTCTTAAGGCTGATAATATTTCAATTTCTTGTTGCATATTACCTTCTTTATAGGCTTTTTCTAACACTTCTTCTATTTGCTTATTAATAGTTAAAAAATATCCTTTGAATTTCTTTATATTAGCGCTTCTATACTTTTCTAATGCCTTAAGTTGTTCACCCTGCCACATACTCCATTCAAAACCTTCTGTTTTTTCCCAGTCAGTATGTCTTTTAATATTCCCAAGCATAGAATTTATTAATTCTTCTTCTATCTTTTGAAATGCTGCAACTATATCATAATCTTTAGCCATTACTATACACCTTATAGCCTTGTGCTTTATATTTTCTTATTTCTTCTTTTAATTTAGTTTTTGATGGTAGTACATCTCTTTTAATTTCTACAATATTATTTTTTTCTACTGCATATATACCTAACACCACATATTCTTTGATACTTTCGAGGACCCCATTAATATTCTTTCTCTCCATCTGGTATACTCGATTGTTTATTATCACCTTCACTATCTTCATCTATATCCCCTCCTACAAATGGTTCTTCCATAGTAATAATTCCTGCTTGCTCTTTAATTCTTCTAACCTCTTCTTCTTTCCATTTATCATCTTTACTATCTCCCCACATTTCCTCAACCTTTGCTTCTATAGACATTGGTGTATTTGGATTAGATAGTGTTTCAACAACTGCTTCAAATGAAGGTGATGCATATTCTCCAAAACTTATTTCTACATCTAAATCGCTAATATTCTTATTCAATGATGTATGGTAAGCCTTAAATATTACATCAACTAGTCTAGGTAACATTTCTGTTAATGAATCTATAATAGCTTGTCTTGAGTAAAGAGTAGTTTTTTCTTTTTCCCTTTGAGCTTCTGCATTATCTAACTTTTTATTATCTATTCCTAATGTTGATGGAGAAATTAACCCTTGTAAACATAGGTCTAAAGCTGTAACATAAGTTTGAAGATAAGATTCTGTTGGTATACCCGGTTGTTCAGTAGTGATTTTACTATCTGCATTTTCCTTCATACTCTTATCGGTTTGAATAAACCTATTATCAAAGTAGTTAGGCTTCATTATTTCTCCAGTCTTAATATCCCTAGGCAATAAATCATCTGGTATATATGTTTTTGCTCTTCCTGCTCTTAATGCATCTATCCATTGACTCCAGGTTTCATCTAAACTATCAAAGTTATCTGTTTTACCATCAAATATACTTTGTCCTCTACCTTCCCATTTCTCTGACTCATAAATCATATATGGTACACCCATGTTGAAAGATTTATCAAATGTTACATCTGCTAATTCTTCAGTTTGTGGAATAGTATTTAATGCTACTTCATTATTGTTAATAAATAGTTTATATGTTATATATCCATAACCGTAAGTTTCTTTTAAGTTGTATACTTTTGTATTATGTTTATAAACAGTATTAAAGATAATTTCTTTCATACGCCCTCTTTCATATACTATCTCAATATCATCACCATCATAAAATTCTATAATAGGATATTTAGATATATTTGAATCAAAAGATATCTTAAAAGCACCATCACCAGCTACTAAAACTTTCTTTGTTGATCTATCTAATAATTTATAAAATTTATTTTCCTTAACTATAGCTTCCCATATTTCATTTAAATTACTATCTTTAAAAGTTATATCATTTAAATCAGTTAATGTAATATCAGCTAATTTATTAACTATTATTTTAGGTAGTCCAGTATGTATTTTTCTTATTTCCATACCTAGTGTTGGAACACTTCCCCAAAATGAGAAATTATTATTTTGTAACTGCTTGTATAACTGCTCTAACTCATAACTATCTCCCCTATACCAAATCTTATTTTTAAATACATTTGTTTCATAGTTCATACTTTCTTGTATATTAAAACTAGTTGTTTGAGCTTCTTGTATTCTTAAAAAGCTTCTCATGAAATTTCTCACCTTCTCTGCTATCTTCAATTTCTTTCAACTCCTATACGTTCTTTATATGGTAGCCAACTATATTGAGTACTGTTAATCATATGGTCATTTGCATCTTCTGGAGTATTGTCTTTATCCTCCATCCAGCTATATGTTTCTAGTTCAGCTATATAATTTACACAATGATTTAAAATCTTGTATTGATTATGAGCAAACCAACCTAACTGAAGATTTATTCTATCTATAATAGTTGTTTTCTTCCAAGCATTATTAAAATTATATACTGTACCATTTAATCTTTTATATTTAGCAAACTCTGTTATAGTAGCTTGGTCAGCTGAATCTATAAATACATCTTTAGCAAATCCCCACTCTTTTCTATTTCGCTCTAAGAAATCTATAAAATTCTTTACCGTATCACTTGGTGCTATTGGTATAGCTAAATTAGCATTGTTATATACTCTTTCATCTAGTACAAAGCAATTGCCTTTATTAGTTATTCCAATAAAACTCATTGAAATAGTATCAGGACTATTGCTAGAATAGGCCGTATCTAATCCAGCACTAAATATTTCAAACCACTCTGTCTGTAGTCTATTGCTTCTATCTCTAATAAACTTCCTAGCATATTCTTTACTAATAACATGATTCTTTCTTTCAAAGTTGCTGAATATAATTCCTGTTGCTCTTCCTCTTAAGCCTAATATTTTATTTTTATAAAGCTTAGTACCTTTTGGAGCACTTAACTTTTTCTTTTCAATATCTTCTTCACTTAAAGATGCATTATCATAAAAACTAAAAAACCAGTAGGTCCAATTAAGCTTCTCTTCTGAATTGAGTTGCTCTAATATTTCTACTGGTACATCATTCCTATATTTTTCTAATGGTCTAGCACAATTTATAAACTCTTTATAGATTGGTAAGTTTGGATCATCTGGATTGAGTGTCATCATTAAGTAATCATTTCTTGTACTTATTTCTCTAACAAACTCAACATTTGCTGTATTAACCTCATCTACAAGAACACATCCAAATTGTGAACCTAGTGCCATCTTCCATTTTTCTTTATTATCATAACCTAAAATATATATTACTTTTTCACCATTTGGAGTGCTATATCTTATATGTGGTATCTTATCATCTTTATCACCATTTCCGTTATACTTAACAAACTCTCCAAATACATCAGTAATTCCATATTCTTTTTGTATTATATTCTTTTCAGCTACCCCAGTAGTCTTAGCTGCTATAACATGTTGTTTCTTTTTAGACTTAGCAACCTGCAACATAAACTTTAGTATTCCTACTGTAGTTTTTCCTGCTGCAGTTGTTCCCTCTAAACACTCTACTGGTGCATTATGTTTTATAAAATCTTTATACTTTTTTGATAATTTGTATTCATTACTCATTATCATCTTCCTCTAACTGTTCTAATATTGAATCTAATTTAGTTGTAGCATTTACATCTAATTTTTGTTCTACCTTATCAACAAATAACCTATACCTCTTACCTAAAAGCTCTGCTGCTTTAATTCTATCTTTAGCTGATAATTCTTTATTAATTACTCTAGCTTCACTCATAAAGTCACCAATATTTTCAGTAACTACTACTTGCTCCGTTTCTTCTCCTCGAATAACTCTTGTTAAATATTCTAGTACTTCCTCTGCTTTTGCTATTCTTTTATCTGCTAGTTTTTCCATTGTTTCATCAATATAAGTTTTTATAGCAGGTTTTGTAAGGTTTTCTTGTCCTATTACTCTTGCTGTCTTTTTACTATATCCTGCCTTTATTGCTGCTTCTGTGGCGTTGCCTGTTTCTATATAATAATCTGCAAACGCCTTTTGTTTTGGTGTAAGCTCCATGACAACACCACTCCTTTCTTTATATAAAATAAAAACACCTAACATTTCTGCTAAGTGTTTTTCTATAAAAGGGTATTGAGAATTTATGAGAGAGATTTTAGTGTATTTTCGAACTCTCGATGGTTAATACACTCAGCACCTATTCATTAAATTAATTCCATAATCTCGAAGGTAATTAATTTAACCCCTTATTATCTATCTGACTATGATGCCTGTAGGTAAGGTCTTACTCGCCACCAATAGATATTTATTGCTTCACTCGTTTTACACTTTAACCTACGATAGTATAAAAGTCATAGTTTGCTTATGGCGGAGATAGTAAGAATCGAACTTACATATATAGGTTAACAGCCTATTGTTCTACCATTGAACTATATCTCCATATTGCACCCAGTATTTCTACCAGGTGCTTTTCTCATTATCTAATAGGAGGACTTTTCCATGTCTATAGGCTATACTTAATGTATAATCTCTACATACTCATTATCTCATATATTGTCTATATGATTATTCTTCTTTTATTCCTTTTTTATTCCACTTTACGCCATTCTTCCCATCTTTGAATATTTGCAATAGCTTTTTGCTTTATCTTGTTTACTTGAGATTGACTTATATTCATTTCAAATGATATTTGTGTTTCATTCTTTTTAAATTTATATTTTAATTCTAATAGCTTGTACCATTCTTCATTAATGTACTGTAAGTTATATTCTAGTATAGAATTATCTAACTCTATATTTTCTATTTCTTCTTTTAACTCTTCTATCTCTATTTCCTTAGATACCTTTCTTTTTAATTTTAACTCTGTTATTCTTATTACTTCTCTTTCTGCATAACTTGTTCCATCTGATGAACTCTGTACTCTTTCTTCAAATCCTGGACTATTGCTTTCTATTTCAATATTAATATCACATTCTCTAAGCTCTTGATTAATTTTATCTATCTGCTTCTTTAATAATTCTATTCGATAATTTAATGTGGCTATTTTCTTCTCTTTATTGAAATAGTTATATAACTTATCTTCCGTCTTTTTGAATTTATCTCTGCTCATTAACTATCCATCCTTTTTTCTAATCTATTTAACTTTGCTATCTCTATGTTTTGGACTTCAAACTCCTCTATATCTAATAACATCATTACCTGCTTAATCATTATGTTAACATCTGCTATTTCTTCTATTACATCAATTACTGCTTTATCTATATTTTTATCTTTAGCTGCTGCTCTTTTATATTTACTTATAGCAACTATTAATTCTGCTAATTCTTCTTGTGCTTGATCCAGTTGTCTTTCTCCATACTTTTCTACTGCTCTATCTAATATTCCCATGAATTACTCCTATTCCTTATAATATTTTTTATGAAACTAATTTTCTATATGAATGTTCAACTTCAGTTTGAGCCACTTTTGCATATACCCTTAATGTTAATCCAACATCATTATGTCCTAAAATTTGTTGTATGCATTCTGGAGCCATTCCACTTCTTAAAGCAAATGTAGCCATTGTATGCCTAAATGTATGCGGAGTGATTCTCATTTCTATATTAGCCATCTTTTGCATTTTATTTACAATTACTTGATAACCACGATTATTTAATTTTTTATAAGGCTCTGTATTATTCGATTTTTTATTTGGAGCTTTTGAAGAACAGAATAAATATTCGCTTATTATTCCTTGCTCTTCACGTTCTCTAAGATAATTAAGTATTGCTCTTTTACATCTTTCTGTAAAATATACTCTTCTTTCTTTATTTCCTTTTCCTATAACTAATAAAGTTTTATTAGTCATATCTAAATCTTTTACCTTAACATTGCCAACTTCAGCTACTCTACAACCAGTTGATAAGAAAAATTCTAATATTGCTCTATCTCTCCTACTAAGCATACAATCTCTTAACATTTCAACTTGTTCTTCATTTAAAGGTTTCTTTTCTCGTTTTGGTTCTTTTACTGGTTTTACCGAAGAACATGGATTCTTAATTATAAACTCTTCATTTTGAAGCCATGCAAAGAATAATTTAATAGGTGTCATAAATGTGTTCATTCCAGCAGCACTTTTAGTACTACTTTCTGCATACATGAACATTTTAATATCAGCACTTGTAATCATAGATACTGGCTTATTAAAGAATTTGCATAATTTTCTAAGATTATAGTTGTAATTTTTTAAAGTAGCTGCTGATAATCCTTCAAGCTTTTTAGTAGCTAAAAAATAGTTTATTCTATCTTCAAGATCACTTGTTACTAATGCTGTTTCTTTTGTAGTAACCTCATATCCATATAAAACTTCTTCTACCAATCTTTTTATTTCTAGTTGTCTTGGTAGATTAACCTCTAGCTCTGGAAATTCAAGTGTTAATTTGCCTATTAATTTAACAGTTACTTCTTCATTACAATTTCTATAGTTTAAGTTCTCCATGTTCTTCTCCTCCCTATTCACTAATTGATTTTGATTATCTTATGAGAATAGAAGTATATAGCATTATCCGTATTCCCTTCTATTCTCTCTTTTAATGAATTGTGAATTAGTATTGCATAATACAAATCGAACATCTACATTCTAAACAATCTTTATCTTCGCCTTTGCACCTCATCTCTTCGCATTCATTTTCATCTTCTAACATGCCTTTGCTCTTTTTAATAACTGCATAATCATTTTCTATTAATAGTTTTATAGCTCTTTTCTCGTCATTAGCTATATCAACAAGCTTTTCCTCTAGGTAGTTAATATAATGAAATGCCTTAGCTATAACATCACCATCACTACTACCCTCAAACTGACTTTCAAGCATAACTAAATCATCTTTTATTTCATTAACCTCATAATTTTCCATCTTTTCTATGTTAAATTGTTTCATTTCTATCTCTCCTTTTATTATTTCACAATATTTTTTTTGAATTCTTTTGTCTACTTTGGATAATTCTTTTTATAGCAAAGTAGAACCCCTTAATTGGTTTAATTCTCATGTATTGATATATCATTTGATACCAATTGAACCAACCTTCAACATTTTTATTTTTAATTAAATATTTTCTTTTTATCATGTTCCCTCGTAATATTTTTGAATTGTTCACTATAATTCTATTCCTTCAATTTCTGCTCTTAACTCAAGTATTTCTCTGTAGCCTTGCATACATATAACTTGATTTTCAAGAATTTCTTTTGAGCATTTTGGCTTGAAGTCTAACATACCATTTTCCCACTTAATTAACATACCTGCTAACCCATCAAGTCTAATTAACAATTGGTAATATTCTGCCTTAAATCTTTCCTTATAATCTCCACTATTCATCATTTCTACTGTATCTTTTAACTTCATTTTAATTCCTCCTGTTTTTTGAATTGCGAGTTACTTACATAGCTCGTCATACATTTTATTTAGCTTTTTTATTATCTCTTCTCTAGCATCTTTTTGTTTATTAGCTTCTTCTAATTGATTATTATTTCTAAATTCTTTAAATACTGCTCTTTGGTCTAATACTACTAACATGGCTAAATAATTTAATTCCTCTTTATTTAACATTACTCTTCCTCCAACTCCTTGTTGCTTGGTATTTCTAATTCATGTTCATATCTATACCCCATAGCTCCAGAAGGTAATGAGCATAAATAGTACCAATCATTTTCATATTCTCTATCTTCTATAGTTACAATGATTCCATATTCTTTATCTTTTACTTTATCTCCAACCTTGAACATTATTTTAAACCTCATTTACTTCTCAATAAATTCAATCTTTTTTTGAATTGTGAACTAAATTAAATTCTTAAATATTTCTTCCATAACATTAACTACTATAGAATTACCAGCTTGTTTATATAATTGACTATTAGAACAAACTTGTTCTGCTTTTAAAAATTGTTCGTCTTTAAATCCCATTAATCTCCAACATTCCTTTGGTGTTAATTTTCTTATTCTATATTCCATATTATCCTCCTTAACTACTACAGCCATATTACATGATGTAGTTAGCGTATTTGATATTTGCTTTCCAACTCTACCTCGTCTTGTAGTAGAGTTAGGTTGTTCTAAATTTATGCTATCTCCTAGATATGCTATATCATAACCTTTTTTTGTAGCTTGTCTTACTTTAAATCCTCTATTATACAAGGTTGTCTATACCCCCCCTGCATTGTATCTAGTGTTGGTGCTAATCCGTCTTTATCCCATACACTACCCGCTTGATGTTTTGTTTCGCCATCAAAAATTCCACCTATTCTTTTAGCTTGAAGTATCCCATGTCTATCCTGAGAAGTTAATGTAAACATAGGCTCACCATCTTCTTTAAATCTTCTACCATTTTGTCTTTTTTCTAATCTATCTGGTGTTATACATGGTATAACTACTTTTTGACCTTCGCCTTTATTAGTAGTCACTGTTGATGCTATTTCATCATTTCTTACAACTCCATTCATGCCTTTACCACTAGGATTGATATTTAAAGTTTTTTTATTGGTTGACTTAAACTCTTGTATTAATTTCTCTGCTTTTTCAGTATTTATATAATATTTTTCTTCA